AAAGATGGGAAAGATGATGGGCCTGTAATTAAAAAAGGCGAAGAGACAGATGTTATTCCAAATGAGGATCTAATAGATCACCTTGAGTTTTATAACCTCGAAAGTGGCCCGGTTAATTCTAAAAAGTGGATGATCGGCGGTAAGAACGGAGACTGGGATGGATCTTTTGAGAACGTTATAGATTTATATCTATATATAGGTAAACCGGCCATAACATCACAAAAACGGGATAAAACAAATTCTGTATGGAAAGCTGGTTCTGATCATGATGTTAATGAAAAAAGTTCATATGCAATAGATGTAGCAGCGCCAACTGTATCAAAGGGATCAAAAAAAGATACAGTAGGAGATACATTGTACAATAAATTAATGGATTATTTAGATTCAACCCAAGAGTCCGGCACTCACAACTTCATTAATAAAGACGGCTATAGTTATCAAATATTGTGGAGAGTTAAAGATCACTTTAGTCACATACATATTGGAGTAAGAAAAGGAAGTAGGGCTAACAAAAATACAAGCACAATAAAACCAAAAGAAACATATACTATAACCGACTCAGGATTTAAAGGAACGTATACAGGTCCTGAATTTGATAACACCGGAGATATAGCTCATCAATTTTCGAATACTGCTGCAGATGTTATAGGAAAAAAATTAAAAGAATTATACAAAGAAGGAAAATATTCTAGAGTAGATTTTTCTGGAATAGTTATGGAAACAATTGGAATGAAATCTGGAACTGTAACTTATAAATTAACTATACCTTTCAAATCAGCAACTTCGAAGTGTTTGGCATTAACATCGTTTGATCATGTAGGTGGTTGGGGACATGAACCAGATCTTAATAAAAGAAAAAGTGAATTAAAAAGTGCATTAATGTCAGGAGATTCATTAATAATAAGTGATAAAAAGACAACTCCGGAAGGATTGGAAGAATATTGGATTCAATGGAGAAATAAAAAAACTCAATCAGAATGTGGAAAGAAGTCCGATGATACTAAAAATATACAAACTATAGATATTGGTTTTAATGATGTAAAATCTGGCTATAAACGTGGATACGGAAAAAGGCCAGTTTTCAAAAAAGGAAATAAATATAAAACGGGTTCGATTAAACTTATACAAGAACTTTTAAAAATAGGAGAATACGACATTGGTACTGCAGGAGAAAATAAAGATGGTATTGATGATGATTTCGGAGGCAGTTTAGAAAAAGCTATTATAAAATTCCAAAAAGATAATAATATAACTCCACCCAATGGAATTATTGATCAAAATACAATTAAAATCATATTTAATTTATATGGGAAAAAATGGCTAGAGTTAGAAAAATCAAAAAAGAAATAAATAGTTATGAAGAAAAAAAATCATTGGCATACAGCCGGAAGTAAAAAACGACAAGCAGCATATAAATATGGTTATAAATCTGGATTAGAATTAACGGTTGCAAATCAAATTAAAGAAGCAAAATATCCAGTAAATTACGAAACTGAAAAATTAGAATATGTAGTACCAGCAACAAATCACAAATATACGCCAGACTTCATATTTCAAAAGAAAAATGGAGAAACCATGTATGTTGAAACAAAAGGCAGATGGACTACTATTGACAGAAGAAAAATGAAAAATATATTAGCTTCTAATCCGGGAGTTGATTTAAGAATAGTATTTCAAAACCCAAACCAAAAAATAACAAAGGGAAGTAAAACTACATATGAAATGTATGCAAATAAGTTAGGGATAACCCATGTTGCAAAGAAAGATATCCCAGATGAATGGTTTAAAGAATGTTTGAAAGTTGGAGAAGTTCCTAAACTACAAAAACAATTTTTAACGTATTAGGTTGGATTTGTGAAATTTTTTAATTATTTTCTAAATGTATTAATAAAATGATTATTATTTATTATTAAATGAAATGTTTAATAAATGATGATCGTTAGATCGTTTATTGATTGTAATTAATAAATGTATTTAACCATAATATAAAAGCCATATACTTTGAATTCTTCAGTATTTTCATTATAATATTAATATGAAGAATCTTAAATTACTTCAATTATTAGAGTCTGTATTAGGTAAAGGTAAGAAAACCTCAGGAGATAATGTAGCATTTTTCTCTCCATTTACTTCACATTATAAACCTAAATTAGAAATAAATCTTAACACATCAATAGAAGGCCAGAACCCATGGCACTGTTGGATATCTGATAGAAAAGGGCGAACGATCGTTTCGCTATTTAAACAACTAAAACTTCCGAAAGAAAAATTTGAGCAATTAAGTCGAATAATTCAAACTGCAAAATATCGCAATAATGAAACAATAAAAACAGAAGAAATATTAAGATTGCCAGAAGAATATATACCACTCTGGATTCCAAAGAAAACACCTGATTATCGTAATGCAATGCATTATTTAAAAACAAGAGGAGTTACTATATTTGATATTATCAGATACAGAATTGGGTATGCCGAAGCTGGCGAATATTCTGGAAAAATAATTATACCAAGTTATAATAAAGAAGGACTTATAAATTATTTTGTATCTAGAACATATTATTCAAGTGATTCTTATAAACACAAAAATCCAAAAGTATCTAAAGATATAATAGGATTTGAAATGTTAATTAATTGGGCAGAACCAATTGTATTATGTGAAGGAGCATTTGATGCAATAGCAATAAAAAGAAATGCGATACCATTATTTGGAAAAATAATACAACCAGCCTTACAGAAAAAAATTATAGAAGAACGGGTAAAAGATATATACATATGTTTAGATCAAGATGCAATTAAAAAAGCATTGACTATCGCAGAGAAATTTATGGCAGAAGGACTAAATGTATATTTCGTAGAATTACCAGATAAAGACCCTAGTGAGTTAGGGTTTGAAACAATAAACAAAATGATTACAAATACAACTACATTTTCTTTTGAAAGGTTAATGCAGTTAAGAATGAATATAATATGGAAATAAAAAAATTAGAAACTAATATAGAATATATTGATAAGATATTTCATATATCTGATATACATATTAGAACGCTAAAACGACATGATGAATTTAATAAAGTTTTTGACAATATGTTTTTACACATTGCTCAACACGCAACAGATTCTAGTATTTGTGTTGTAACAGGTGATATAGTACATTCTAAATTAGAAATGTCTCCCGAATTAATAAACATGTTAACTAAATTTTTTCGTGGCTTTACAATCCCAACAATTGTTATGTTAGGAAACCACGATATGAATTTAAATAATTTAAATCGAATAGATGCACTGTCACCTATATTAAATGTAATTAATAATCCAAATATACATTTTATAAAAGATAATGGATTGTTTAAATTAGGAAATGTTGTCTTTAATCATATGGCAGTAGATGTACAACCCGAAAATTATATACGAGCAAAAGCTTTTGATGCTCATTATAAAATTGCATTACACCATGGAGCTGTTGATACGGCATTAACTGATGTTGGATTTGAAATTTCAAACGATCATGTAAAAGCAGATTTATTCGAAGGACACGATTTAACATTATTAGGAGATATTCACAAACCAGCACAATTTTTAAATGCAGAAAAAACAATTGGATATCCTGGAAGTTTAATTCAACAAAATCATGGAGAGGCATTAGACCATGGAATGTTAGTATGGGACCTACCAAGCAAAACATCTGAATTTATACAAGTACATAATGAATATGGATATGTTACATTCGAAGTTAATAAATCAACTATTGTAAATGCACCACACCGAGTTCCAGAAAAACCTAGAGTAAGAATAAAATTTAACGGAACAGACGCAGCTGATATTAAAAAATTAATTGCAACAATTCGAAACAAATATGACGTTCAAGATATTTCAATTCAACGTAATACTGACGAATTAGAACAACAGGAATTAGAAGTAAATACAATTGGAAATGTAAGAGATGTTGAATATCAAAATACAATGATAACGGAATATGTAGAAAACACATTTCCAGATGCATTAGATTCAGAAGTAGATGCAGTAAGACATATTAATAGAACAATGAATTCTAAATTACCAGCACTTGATTGTGTTAGGAATGTAACTTGGTATCCTATATCATTTGAATTTGAAAATATGTTTTCATATGG